ACTATCTATTATTGATTTCAAAACAAGTCGTAAGTTTAAAAAGAAACAGTGGTGTCACAACTACTTCATGCAAGAATCTGCATATGCGATTATGTGGGAAGAACGAACACAAATGCCTATTACTCAACTCGTAACTCTTATTGCAGTTGATGATAGAGACCCAATTGTATATATTGAGCATAGAGACAATTGGGTCACACCACTCAAATCAGTAATTGCTCAATGGAACGAAGAAAATACTAGTGTCAAATTTTAACTATTATAAATAGTAGTTATGACACAATGTTGGGCAGGAACAATGGAAGACGAAGGACACTTCGTCAACTTTTCAATTCTAGAAGATGATACTGTAATCGTCACAGAGTTCTTCAACTTTACATCAACAATACAGAGATTGCCTCTTGATGAAGCAATAGATAAACAAAAGATATTAACAGAGTTCGGATATGCATTCATTTAAAAGTTTTAATCCATCTTTATCAGAAGGTTATAATATTTTTCCAAAAAATGTTAAAGAACTAACGTCTGCTATAAAAGATAGACCACCAGAAATACAAAAAGATATAAAATCTTTGTATACATTTCTTAAAAAATCACATGAACTACCAATAAACTTGAATGCAAAAGAACCAAATAAAGTAAATGTGACTCGTGCATTACAAGGAACATTTGACATTTCTGATATAAAAAGTAAAAGTGACTTACAAAAAATAAAAATAAAATTTGGTAATGGTTCTTTAGGTAATAGAGGAAGTAATAATGCAGGTTCTAAATTTGAACAAGATTTCGCAAATGCACTTGATAACTGGTATTTAGGTGGTAAAGAAGAAGTAGCAAATGATTCAATGTTAAAGTGCATACAAGAAATGGATAAAGTTTATGGGTGGAAAACTGCTAAAAAATTTGATGCGAAAATAGATGCTTCTGCTAATACTCCAAGACCTTTAGTATTTAATCCTAAAATACAACTTACAAATAAAAAAGGAACAGGATTTGATGTTGGTAAAAGTGTAACAGATATTACAGTTACGGCAGATGGCAAAGAAACATATTTAAGTTTAAAGACTGGCGGCACAACAACTTTCTTTAATGTTGGAGTACGAAGAATTTTAACACCCACAGAAATAAGAAATGGAAAAATAACAAACAAAGACGGGTTAAAACTTTTAAATTTATTTAGTATTGACCCAAAAAGATTTACAACAATTTTTAATAGTGATATAAAAACACAAAGTGGCAAAGTTAGTGTTAGACCTAAGAATGCAATGTTGTTAAGAACTTTATTAGAATCTGGTATAGGATTTGGATATCATGTTGTGCATCAAAAAGGCAAGAATGTTTTTCATAAACAAATGGACTCAAAAACTATGAAGAAGGCCGCAATAACAGGCAACATGACAATATTTTATGGTGGTAAAACAGGAAAAGGTAAAAGAATTGATATTGAAATGGAATCGCCACTATATAAATTTAAATTAAACATTAGAGACACACAAGGTAACGATGGTTATCCAACACGATTAATGTGTGACTTTAAGGATAAAATATGATATCGTTTTTAGAACACATAGCAGAAGTTGAAGAAGGTGTTAATGACCCTGCAATCTTCAAAGCAATCTTTCTTGCTGGTGGACCAGGTAGTGGTAAATCATTTATTGTTGGTAAAACAGGACTTACATCTTTAGGTTTTAAAGTTGTAAATTCTGATACTGCATTTGAACGTGCAATGAATCAAGCAGGTCTAGAAATGAACCCTGACAATATTTTTTCTGTCGGTGGTCAACAAATGAGAGGTAAAGCAAAAGAATTAACTGCAAAACAACAAATGATGTATATGAAAGGCAGACTTGGTTTAGTTATTGATGGTACTGGACGTGATGCAGATAAAATAATTAGACAGAATGAAAAACTAAAAGAACTAGGTTATTCTACTGCAATGATATTTGTCAACACAGATAAAGAAACTGCATTACGTAGAAATATGGAAAGAGCAAGAAAACTAGAACCAAAAGAAGTTGCAAAGATGTGGGACAATGTTCAAAGAAACGTTGGTAAATATCAAAGAGCATTTAAAAGTAGATTAACAATAGTTGACAACTCAGATGGAAAAGACTATAATAAAGAAACAACTAGAGCATTTAGAATAATGAAACAATTTGCAGAGAAGAAACCTATGAATCCGATTGCACAAAAGTGGATAAAGACTCAGAAAGAAGAGACAAACCCTAGAATACCTAGAAAGAAAGGTCAACCTGCTAATTCTAAAAAGCATTCTGATTTATATACAGACGAGAATCCTAGAGGTACAATACATGGACTAGGTTTTAAAGATGTTGAAACTGCAAGAGCAAGTGTTAAGAAGATAGAAAACTCTGGTAAAAAACATGCACATAAAATCCAAGCGGCAGTTGCTATGGAACAACGTGCAAGAGAAATGGGTAAAACTGCAGAAGCGGCCATCTATCGTACATATATTAATAAGATGAAAAAGAAAACAAAAGAAATGAACAAAGAAGATTACATGGAGTATCACCCAAAGAACAATAAAAAGTATCGTAAGTTGACACCATTTCAAACAGAATCTTACAAAAGTCTTTTTCTACCAGAAGAAAAGAATACACATATGACACATATAGAAGATAAAGTTTTGTATGGTGGAGTCAAAGGTACGAGAGAGGCAATCAATGCCTTGAGAAGTATACGTGATATGTTAGCGGGTAAATCATCAACTAAGATGTCAGTTAAATGGGATGGTGCACCAGCAGTCTTCTGTGGTGAAGACCCAAGTGATGGCAAGTTCTTCGTTGCAAAGAAAGGTATCTTTGCTAAGAATCCGAAAGTATACAAATCAAATGCTGATATTGATGCTGATACTTCAGGCGATTTAGCAGAGAAACTAAAACTTGCATTGAAGCATTTAAAAAATCTTGGTATTAAAGATGTCATACAAGGTGACTTCTTGTACTCAAAACAAGACTTAAGTAAAACTAAAATAGATGGTAAGCAGTATATTACATTTCACCCAAACACAATTGTCTATGCAGTAGAGGCAGGCACAGAAGCGGCCAAACGTATTACTAAGTCACAGATTGGTATAGTTTGGCATACAACATATAAAGGTAAAGACTTTGCATCAATGAAAGCATCATATGGTGTGAAAAAGATACCATCTTCTCCAGCAGTTTGGTCGCAAGATGCAGAACTAAGTGGCGCTGGTGAGGCAACAATGAATGAAAAAGAAACTAAAGAAGTTACAAGTTATTTAAGTACCGCTGGTTTTCTTTTTAACAAAGTCGCTGGCGATACACTCCGAGAACTAGAAAAGAATCCAGAACTTGCAAGATTGATTGAACAATACAATAATACTTTTGTTAGAGCAGGGCAAATGTTACCAGATAGTAAAAAACATACTGCAAGATTAATACGTTGGATAGAGAATAAGTATAAAAAAGAAATGGATAAACGTAAAACTGCAAAAGGAAAACAAACACAACAAGACAAGTTAGATTCAATATTAAAGTTCTTTTCGCCAAAAAATAGAGTTTCACTTGTCAATATGTTTGATTTACAGAAGAATATAGTTCTCGCAAAACTAAAACTTATAAATAGATTAAACAACATTAGCAATATTGATGCATTTGTGAAAACACCGAAAGGTTATAAAACTACTGGTGCAGAAGGATATGTTGCTATTGATAAATTAGGTGGTGGCGCAGTTAAGTTAGTTGATAGATTAGAATTCTCTTACAACAACTTTTCTCCAAATATATTGAAAGGATGGGATAAACCGAGGTAAAATGAAATCATTTAAAGAGTTCACAACTACAGACGAAGCAATGACTGTTCAACAAAGGTTGAAAAGGTCTCGTCAATTCAAAAAAATCAAGGCAAAAATCGCAATGGGTCGAAAGAAAGCGGCCCGTAAAATAGCATCACCTGAAAAACTAAAGAAACGTGCATTGAAAAAAGCACGTCTAAAGTTCTTTAAGAAAATAACTAAAGGTCAAGCACCACAACAAGTATCTCTTGCTCGAAGAAATGAGATAGAGAAAAAACTTGATAAGATGAAACCTAAGATTCAAAAGTTTGCTAGAAAGATTTTACCACAAGTAAGGAAAGATGAGTTAGC